CTCTCCCTGTGGCTTGCGCAAATCACGAATTGCCCCCATTAAGGGCCTGTGGCCCCGTGGCTCAACTGGATAGAGCAGCCCCCTCCTAAGGGGCAGGTTACAGGTTCAAATCCTGTCGGGGTCACCAATAAAATCAGCATCTTATGCGTCAATTTTGGGTTTTGCCTCTGGTTCGCTGAACCTGTGGGGCCGAAATCTCGAGCGCATTTGCGGCTTTGCGCAGGTATTCAGGGCTGAATTTGCTGTAGGTTTCGCGCGTGATGTTCGGGTTCGTGTGGCCCAGGTACTGGGCGATTTCCTCGATAGAGACGCCCGCCTCGGCCATAAACCGACCAGCTGTCCGCCGCAGGTCGTGCGGAGTGCAATGCTCAATACCGGCGCGCTTCACGGCGGCATTGAATCCGGTCTTGATCGACCCGACACGGCGGCCACCCCACTCTACCACATAGTCGCTCAGTGCGCCGCGCCGCGCTGTCTGCAGGGCTGCGATCAGGGTGTCATTGATCGGCACCGTGGCGCGCCCCTTGCGCGGCCCGGTGTCGCTCACGGCCAGCTTGATCACCCGCCGATCAAGGTCAACTCGATCCCAGGTCAGTTCGAGGATCGCGGCGCTCCGGCCTGCCGTGGTCAGCATCAGCAGCATGGCGAGGCGCACATGCGGATCAATCGCAGCATTGAGCAGATCCGACACCTCGTCGCGGGTCAGGTATCGCTCACGGGGCGGTGGGCTGGGCGGCAGCTCAATCCGCGGGGCGCGCTTGATCTGGCCGCTTTTCTCGGCCCAGAGCATGGCGCTGCGCAAGCACCCGAGTTCGGTCCTGATTGTGCCGTCCATCCGACCTTGAGAGCGGCGCTTGGCAATGTAGGCGCGGCAATCGTCGATGGTGACGTTCTCGGCCGTCATGTGTCCCAGGTCCGGCAGGACGTTGCGCCCCGTCTGTGCGAGTTTCGCGGCCTGCCTGCGGCCCTCGACCTCGGCCTGATAGGCCGACCAGATCTGCGCAACCGTCAGGCCAGCAGGTGGGGCGCTGACGCTAAGGATCAGATCGCGGGCTTCGCGCTCGGCTTCCTTTGCCGTGCCAGCCGAAAGGCGAAATCGACGGCGTCTGCCGTCTGGTTCGTTCCAGACGACGACAAATCGTCCCTGGAGCCTCTGGATTCGATAGTCCCGCATTCGTAATCCTCAACTGTCTGGTGCGCGATTCGCAGCATGCGGCCGACGCGGAATGCTGACAAACGACCGTCCCTGATCATTTGCCGGATCGTCTCGCCGCAACATCCCCAGCGCTCTGCAAGTTCATCCGGGGTCCATGGGCGGACAAAGGCTTCATGTCGGCTCATTCCGATTCCTCCATCATCTGCCGTAGCACTGCCAACACCGGATGCGCCCGCGCCATCCGACGCCGCGGTTGGTGCGCTCTGATCGGCGTACTGTGCGGGGCTGTTTCGCTGCGCGCCCCCGGGCTGATCTCGATCCCGCATGGCTGGGCAGGCAGGGTGACGCGCATTTCCGGCGCCCGGTCGTCACGGATGGTCAGGATGGTGCGCTCAGCCATGCTTAGCCTCCGGCATTTCGTTCCACTCGCGACCATCAAGTAGGCGGCCTGCTGACTTCTTTCCGACACGCGCCATAATTTCCATTGTGTCTCCATCATCGGTTGGCCATCGTGTTATGGTGGATCCTGTCTCAGCCTTCGGCGGAGTATGGAGCCATTCTCGACCGCGCGTTTCTGGGAAAAATTCTCCCCACTGCTTGAAAAAGAACGGAACGCCAGCCACATGGCACTGGTCGCGCAGGCTGCGCACCCAATCCGGGTGCATCGGGCGCGCGTGCGGGCCGCTCTCGCCGCCGACGATGAGCCAGTCGATGCGGGGCCCATCTGGAAGACGCTCCAAGCTCGTTTCGGAGAATGACCCTCCCGTCATGCAGGTCTGCACACGCGATGATCCGCGCGCCTGCACAATGCGAAGATCAACCGACCCAAGCAGCGGTTCCGCACTGACAAACCGCACGGCGGCGGGCGTTGTGAGCAGGAGTGGAATGCGCTCGTCTGCCGTGGTCTGATCCTCGATTGAGGTGCCGAGCCAGACGTTTGGCATGGGCCATTGCGGGCCAGTCAAGACGGCAGTAACTTTCTGGTCCCACGCCTTGCCAGCGTAGCCATCCCAAAGCCGATAGCCGTTCCCGTCCCAGACCGGAAAGTTGTTCGCGATTTGCTCTGCGGCGTCGGCGACTGCAAACCTGCGAGCGCCATCACAATGCGCCCCAAGAACATACTCCCGCATCCGATCCGGCCGCTTGGTCAGCACCTGAAACTTGTGCTGCGGGCAGAGCGCCATCACGGCAAAGACCTTGTCGATCCATTCATCTGGAACTGACTCGTGAAACAGATCGCCATGCGCGCAGACGAAGATCCGGCGCGGCTTGCGCCAGCGCAGCGGCTGGTCGAGCCATTGCACGTTGAAGCGCACCTCTCCGGTGAACTTCGCCTCGCCGTCCGCGTTGATACGGGCCAGACCGGCGCGGCTCGGGTGGTGCTTAAGTCGTGTCGCGGCCAATGTCGCTGCGTAGCAATAGCGGCACCCCTCGCTCACCAGCGTGCAGCCGGTGATCGGGTTCCAAGTTGCATCGGTCCATTCGATGTGGGTGTTGTCAGCCATTGGCGGCCTCCTGTTGCTGTGCGTGTCCGCCCCATTGATCGGCGCAGGCCTTCGCCACGCCCTCAAATGTCCGGCTGCGGATCTTCCAGCGATCCGGCCCGGGTGCGGCGCGGTGGACGGCCGACCAGTTCTTGTGTTCCTCGGAGCCCGGACGCGGCGGGATGAGCCGGTCGGTTTCCGTCAGCCGCGGCAGCCCGCGCAGATAGAAGCCGGTCGCCTTGAAAAACGGCTCGCCAAACCACCACGGCTGCACGATCTGTGGGCGCGGCAGATCCGCGGGCAGACGCGCGCGGGCGTGCGGGTTCATCACCGGGTTCTCGATCGCCACGCGCGGGACCGGCGCGCGCCAGCAGGCGGTGAACAGATCGACGCCGCGCTGCAGGTCGTACCACAGGAAGGCCAGCCGTTCGTCCCGGCTCATGCGGCCAAAGGCTTCGCGTTCGTGGCGGGCGTATGTTTCCGGCAGCCGTTTGGACGGCTCGGTCAGCCAACGCACGCCACTGTTGCACAGGCGCGTGCAGGGCGGATGCATGACCGCCAGCAGATCCCAGCCCTCGGCCAGGTGGTCGCGCAGATCGCCGGTGATGTGGCGGTTGCTGCCGTCCTCGGCGGGCAGCAGATCCACCGACCAGGCATCGTGCCCGCGCGCGGCAAATGCCCGGCGCATCACGCCCGAGGTCTCGCAGCCGATCAGGACGCGCATCACACCATCCCCAACGCGGCTTTGTAGATTTCGAGGATCGCTTCTTCCTCGGCCAGATCGTCCTTGTCGCGCTTGCGCAGCGCGATCAGCTTGCGCAGGGCCTTGGTGTCGTAGCCGCGGGCCTTGGCCTCGGCCATCACGTCCTTCTGCTGGTCGGCGATGTCGCGCTTCTCGGCCTCCAGCTGTTCGAACTGTTCGACAAACTGGCGCAGCTCTTCGGCATGCACGGCATAGGCATGCGACTTGGCCGCATCCATTTCTAGGTCGGGCTTCATCGGCGGCCTGCCCGCGGTGCGCAGCTCTTCCAGCGCGGCCTCGAAAGCCGCGGGCGGGGCGGTGACGCTGCCGCCTTCGCCGTGCAGGGTGATCGCGGTGACACCCATCAGACCAGCCCCGGCGCGGTGAGGGCGGGCAGGGCCAGCGCGGTGTCGAGCGCGGCGCGGGCGATGACCACGGCTGCAAGGCACAGCAGGCCGGTCAGCAGCACTTCCGGCCAGCCGAGGCGCGGCGCGATGGTGTCGGGCTGTTCACAGGCGGTTTCGGCGATGCGGGGGCGGGCAGGGCGCAGGCTCATTGCAGCGCCTCCCGGCGGCGCAGGGCCGCGCGCACCAGCTCGGCCCGCATCACGTCGATGTGGTCGCCGTAGCGGGTCAGCACCTCGATCGCGGCGCGCAGATGCTCGGCCGTCGCGCAGCGCGCTTTCAGCACATTGCGCCCGGTCTCCAGCAAAGCCGCCCGGCGCCGCGCCTCCTGGCGCAGCACCACGACAGCACAGGCTGGCGGGTATGCTTGGGGGGCGATAGTGGGGCGTGTGAACATCGTGTCCTCCGTGGTGGGTTGGCGGGCCGGTGCCAGCAGAATGCAATCCCGCCCGCACCGGGCGATATGCCCGGATCACTGCGCCAGCGGCAGCTCTGGTCTTCGTGAGTGGTGGTCCCGCGATCGGCCCGGGGTGGGTGTCAGCGGCGGGTGATGGGGGGATACTAAATGGGGAAAAATCCCCATGTCAAGAGGAATGTGGGGGTAAACCCCCATTTGCGATGGGGGAATCGGTGTGGACAATATGTTATGAAGAAGCCTGCCGTCTCCGGTGGGCTTATGTTGGGCTGCTGCTGGCAACCTTAAAGGCGATGGGGGGCTCGCCAAGCCATTGTGCTTCGGTGTTGCTGTACGTTCTTGCAGCTCTGCGCTGACAGAAATGGCTCTGCGATAGGCTGAGACGATATGGCGTGGGGCTTGGTGTTGAAACGTACGAAGTCTAACGGTGTGCTAGCTTACGATTCCGGTGGTGCGATGAACTTTAACTCTCCAATCTTCGCCTCTGGGCTCTCATCGATAACCATGTGCACACAAAAAATATCCCCCGCATTCACGGGCATGGCGGATCCAGATACCGCAATGTTTGTAGCTGAGAGTGGCTCATTGCCGCCTTCCGGCGCGGTCAGTTCCATCTGAGTGAGTGTCGCTTCATTTAACGTTATGCGACATTTGAGAATCGTACCCGGGGGGAGGGCTGGTTGCACCGTAATGTAAAGTCCCGCAGGGATTAAGGTTGGCGCATCTCGGATTGGAATGTGAAAGCCAAGATTGTAGGTGCCTATGATCGATACTCTGTTGTCGACTTCCTGGCGCACGCTTTCTGCGATGATGCAGCACACGCTGTAGTTTCCAATGATCATTGGGCTACCGACTTCTCTTGGTTGCTGGATAGATGGCTTGAGCGGAGTTGGTCGCACGGTACTGCTGCGCTGCGGTGGCTGATGTCGTAGGGCATTGGTCGGGGTGCGTGGATTGCATCACTGTGAACGTGACCCACAAATTGGCCGTTTCCACCATGTTGTTTCCGTTGCTACTGCGGCGATCTTCTAGACATACGTCGAAATCAAAATCTAGTGCGCCCAAAATCTCTCCGATGGTTCGTGCTGTCAGATTTTGGTCTCCGCGCAACAGCTTGGAAACTTGAGACCGATGTATGTCCAACTTTTCCGCCAGCTGACCTTTGGTTATGCTCTTGTCGGCGAGGCGCTTTATGAGTGCACCGATGACGCGACGGTTGACAATGTCAACGCCAGCAGCTCCATCAATCTCTTTGTCGGTCATTCCGAAGTCAAAGGCAGTCATCGAGTCCTCCTGTAAGGAAGCATCCTCCGCCGATGGATAAGATTTTTCGTAGTGATTTTGCATTGCGTAAAAGCTGTTCATCTCGGCCATTTGCTAGGCAATTAATCTTCAAGTCGATTTCGCTGATGATGAATATCGCACGACGTGGAAACCAGCCAATGATCCGAAGATCAGGAGTTCTTAGGCGCCAAATTCCATCATGTTCAGGGTGCATTGGGTGAGGTGTGGGGTCATCGAATGGGTCGCCAGAGTAGTAGCGCCTGCTGAGGTTAATGAATTGATCCCGAGGAGATAGGGCGCCGTCCACGAACCCGTCGCTCTGGGCCGAGCGGAGCATGGCTGTTGCACTTCTTGAGGCATTGGTTTCGAAAAACAGTAACCGGCATGGTTGTTGATTCCCTCTCAGCGGTGGCTTCACTTGTATTAGGGATCTATCCTTCAGGAGTCGTCCGATGTCGTCGATGATTGACATATAATGCAACTCGCAGGTTTACAAATGGTAAAGGGCGGTCGGTAGGGGAAAATATCACAATTGTGACTATGAGAGCAGAACGCCTTGCTCGGCTCAAGCCTTTGTATTCATATTGTTCTGGTCACGAACTCAGGCGGCAGGCTGAATTTGACCGGCGCCGCCCATTTCAGCCGCATCCCGTGCTGCGGATCGTGATGCGGGTTCAGCGAAATAAGGGAGAAGGTCCCCTCTTCAAGCCCCGGCTTAATGTGCTTCACCCACGCCCTGCCGCTGACGTCCTCGCACACGCAAACTCTGCCGATCGCCTCGGTCGGAACCCCAAGGGCATCTCGGCTGTAGAACAGGATCGTCCCGGGTGGATACGCGGGGGACATGCTGTCGCCCTCGACCTCGACCGCCACGATGCCGTGTGGGTTCAGCTGTGGTGGGCAGGCAACGTGAAACAAGCCGTTTCCCTTACCAAAGGCATCAACCAAGTCGACTTCCGCCCCAGCGCCGACTCGTCCTGCGACAGCGATGAGTGGCACCGCGGGGATATCTGATAACTGCCCGGACTTGCCGATCTGGATGATTTCGTCGACCGTGCGCCCTAGAACTTGGCTGATCGCATAGGCATTGGAGACCTTCGGGGCGGAGGAATAGCGGAACAGATCGCGGATACCAGACTCGCCCATGCCCGCGGCTTCTGAGAGCGGCTTCATCTTCCACCCTTCGGCATCCATGATGATTTTTAGGCCGCGCACGAAGGCGTCGAGGTTCTGTTTCTGCATATGGGGAAGATGCCCCACGAATGGCGCTGGGGCCATGGGGGTCTTCCCCCTTGCCAAGGTGGGGGAAATCCCCCATACCATAGTGCCCATGGAACAGCTCATCATCGACCTTTCTGCATACGCTGACGCGACCGGGCGCTCCCCTCAGGCGGTGCTGCGGTCTGCGATCAATGCGAAATGGGGCACCTGGGATGCATGGCGCGCGGGACAGTCGAGCCCGACGCTGTCGAGCGTCGACCGCGTGCGCCGCTACATGGCCGCCCATCCGCCGCTTCGCGAGGAGGCGGCATGATGCGGCGTTTCGTTTCTCCTTTCGATGCCTCGCAAGATGGGCCTCGTCTGGGCATTCCACAAGAAAACAAGGTTTTGGAGGCTTCCGATGTATGACGTTCGTCTGACGGTTCGGGCGCATATGCGGGCGATGTCCGAGCGGCTTGGCGGGGTCGAGGGGGCTGCGGCTGCGGTTGGGGCGCGGTGGGGCGATCCGGTGTCGAAGGGCACGATCTCGCGCAAGCGCGACGGCTCGCTCGAATGGACGGTGGCCGATGTGGTGGCCTTCGAGGATGCGCTCGGCGTCGATGCGGTGACGCAGGCCCTGGCGCGGCGGTTCGGCGCGGCCGAGGCGCCGCGAGGGGCCAATCTGACGGTGCAGGCGGGCGTGATGGCGCGCGAGGTCGGCGAGGCGGTGGGGGCGCTGTTGCATGCGCTTGACAGTGCGCGGCCCGAGGACCGGGCGCGAGCGATCCGCGAACTGGACGAGGCCGCCGCGGCGATCCTCCAGGCGCGCGGTCTGCTGGAAGCCGGAGAGGCCCCATGATCCCCCGCGCCGTTCCAACTTGCCCGGCGGTGCGGTGCCTCGGTGCGGTGGGGCTGCGTGCCCGCCGCACCGTTTTTTCTTCCGATCTGGTGGCGCATGGGGCTGCGCACCGGATGGGCGCGGCGGCGCCTCTCTCCTCCCTGCGCCGCCGCGCATCTACCCCGCCCGCCTTTTCCGCGTGGCACGGGTTTCAACGCGAGGTGAGCGAATGAGCGAGACGGCTGACGCATCGGCGGCGATCCGGGCGGCCACTCTGGATCTGGCGCGGCAGGCGGTGCTGCGCGACCGGGCGGCCACGCATGGCGTGCCCGAGGATACCTTCGGGCTGCTGGCGGCGCTGTGGAGCGCGCGGCTCGGGATTGCCCTTAGCTCGGCGCAGGTGGCGATCCTGCCGATCGACCTGAAGACCGCGCGCGCCTGGGGCAACCCGGGGCACGCCGACAACTGGGTCGATATGGCGGGCTATGCCGCCTGCGGCGCAGGGCTTGGCGGCGCCGATCCGCGGGAGCGAGAGACATGACCCTGCCGCGCTGGACTGCAGAAGAACGCGAGTGGGCGCGCGAGCTGCGGGCTTGCGACTATTGGCTGGCCGAGGTGGCGGGGTATCTGGCGCATCGCTTCCCGCGCGAGGACGGCGCGCTGAGCGTGCGCGAGATCCGCGACATGCTGGCAGGGGCCACGGGCGACACGGCCGTAGGGCAGGGCGCGCGGGGAACCGATGCTCAGGAGGGGGTGAGATGATTGATCCGGCAAGGCCGCGGCTCGTGCAGATGGACGAGATCGAGGAGTATCCGATTGGCCGCGACGAACGGCTCGACGCGCATGCCTTCGTGAAGTGGTGGCATCACCGCTGGCTGTCCTCGCGCACCTTCCGCCTGGCCTCGTGGGAGGCGCAGGGGATGGCGCGGGCGCTGTTCGATATGTCGCAGACCGAAAGCCCGATCGGCACCTTGCCCGACGACGACGATGAACTCGCGGTGATGCTGCGGGTCGAGCGGCGGCGGATCGGGGAGCTGCGGCGGGCTGAGTTCGGGCCGTTTCGGGGCTGGCGCCGGTGCCGCTGCGGCGAGGAGGTGCGGTTGATGCATCCGGTCGTTCTGGAACAGGTGCGCGATGCACTCGACCGGCGCGAGGTGCGCGAGATGTCGCGCGAAGCGGCGGCGGTGCGCAAGCGGCGCGAGCGGCTGCGCGAGGGGCTGGGCAAGCTCGGGCTGACCGACGCGGTGCTGGCCAGCGACATGCTGATCGAGCGCATGGATGAATGGATGCTCGCCCATGTGCGCGGACGGCGCGACGGGCAGTCCTATGGCGCGGCGCTGCTGCATGCGCGGCGCGAGAGGTGGCTCTAGGCGGGGGCGTGACTGTCCCGCGAGTGTCACGCGTGACGGTTTGTGACTGTCACGGACAGTCCGCGGACAGTCACGACTGTCGTGTGACAGTTCTGCGTAGAGAAGAAGAGACAAGAAAAGACAAGAACAGACAGACGCAACCGTGACGATCGACCGAGGGGCGCCTGTGGATAAGTCGGGATTTGCGAAGAAAAGGAGACAGAGGCGATGGACAGCACAGAGCAGAAGATGGCCGAGAAACGGGTGCGCGAGATCCTGATCGAACCGCTGGAACGGCGGGGGCTGGCGCGGCCTGCGAGCCTGACGCGGGTGCAGTTCGAGGCGATGGTGGCGGATCTGTGCGCCCGGCTGGCCTATATGAGCCCGGCCAATCTGGCGGCGCTCGAGGAACAGGTGGCGGCGAACCCGGCGGGCAAGGACCGCGACCGGCTGCCGATCGGCAACAAGATCCTGGACTGGGCCGCGATGATCCAGCCGCCCGAGGAAAGCGTCTCGCCGCTGATGCGGGCGGTGTTTGCCAGCCGGATCGGGCGCGAGGCGCTGGCCGAAGGCTGGGCGCCGGAACTCTTGGGCAACCTGCGCCGGGTGCGGCAGTTCCCGGGCGCCTTCGCGGCCTCGCAGATCCGGTCCGCGGCGGACGAGGCGCGGCGGCGGATGATCGTGCTCGAGGAACGGCTGGCGGCGGGGCAGGAGCTGCACGCCGATGACCGCGCCTGGCACGCCCGGCGGCAGGCCGCGCTGGCCAAATGCCACGAGATCGCAGCGCTTGCGGGCGAGGTGGCATGATGGGGCAGGCAGCAGTGCATGCCCGCCGCCGCCCGGCGGTCGAGGTTCTGGCGGCGGTGCTGGGCGGGGCGGATCTGGCAGGGTTCCATCCGCTCGATCTGGAGCTGGGCCGCGCCTGGGGCCGGGTGCTGGTCTGGGCCGAACGGGACGGGGCCGCGCGCCCGCGCAGCTTGGGCGAGATGCAGGCGCTCTCGCAGGCCTACATTCTGTCCCGCGCCGCGCCCCCCGAGGCCTGCGGCCCCGAGATCCCGGCGGCGCCTGCGCGGGGTGCGTGCCGGGTGTTCACGATGCGGCAGGTCCGGCCCGGTACGCGCAACACGATCGAGGATACGGGCTATCAGGGCCCGGGCGAGGTGCAACCGCGCAAGGCGGTGTGCGCGGCGGATGTGTTCGACCGGATGGAAGCGCGGGCGCGCGCTGCGAAGAAGCCCGCGCCCTTCACGCCCGGTCAGATCGCGGTCGCGCGGCTTTACCGGACGCTGGTCGAGCGGCACGAGGCGGGGGCGATCAAGCTGTCGAGCCTCGAGGGGCGGACGGGCGGTTCTGGCCGTGGCGTCGATGTGACGGATCTGCGGCTCGATGAAGCTCGCAAGATCGCGGTCTTGCGGCGGCGGATTGGCGACGGGGCGGCGATGGTGGTGCGCCGGGTACGACCGAGTGCGCGCGGGGCAGGGGCTTCGGTCATCCTCGACCGGCGGCTGGTGGATGCGGTTTGCCTGGAAGACATGGATCTTGGGGCTGTGCTGGCAGCGCACGGCTGGTCAAAGCAGGGTTGCCGCCTCGAGATGTTGCGCGCGGCTCTGGGGGCGTCGCTCGACCGGATGCAGGGCTATGGTGGCTGATCTGCAAAAAGGGGATTGACGCTTAGACCACGCGGCGCCATATCTTTTGCCATGATCTACACGAGCGCCCGGCGGGAACTACCCGACCGGGCGTTTCTATTTCTGCGAGGTGGAGATGGCCGACAGTGCTCTGGACGTCTCGGGCTTCGTCTCTGCGATCAAGGTGATGGCGGATCGCGATCTTCGCATCGCGGCGGCCTGGGCGCTCAACGACACGGCACAAGAGGCGAACGATCACATCCGGGACCGGATGACGGTCGTGTTTGATCGGCCCACGAAGTTCACTGAGAACGCCTTCTATGTGCAGAAGGCGCGTGCCGACGACCTGACGGCCACGGTGATGGAACGCCCGACGCGGGCGGCGCGGGACTATCTGAAGGTCGAGGAAGAGGGCGGCGCGCGGCGGCAGACCGGGTTCGAACAGCAGATGCAGCGCGCGCTGGCCTATGAGGGCGTGATCGCGGCGGTGATCCCGGCAGATGAGGCGCGGCTCGATGCCCATGGCAACTGGTCGACGGGCGAGCGTAATCAGGTGATGTCGGCACTGAAGATCCAGCGCGACTATGCCGCGAACGCCACGGCGCGCTCGACCCTGCGCGGGCGCAAGCGCAAACGCGCGACCTATTTCGTGCCGCAATCGGGTCTCTATCCGGGGATCTACCGCAAGGACGCCTCGGGCAATATCGGCATCGTCGCGATCATCACGGCGAATGTGCCGAGCTATGCGCCACGGCTTGGCTTCCACGAGGAAGCTATGGCGATCTTCGAGGCCCGGCTGCAGGGGCATCTGTCCCGGGCGCTGAGCAAGATGTTCTACAAGCGGCTCGGCTAGACCAAAGAGCCCGGTCACGCCGCGCGGACCGTCCGGGTCCTTCCCGGGCAACATCGTCGCACGGGTAATTCGCACCCTGTTTCATTTTGCTGAGCAATTCCAATCGCCTGTTGGTGTTGGGGTTGTTGTTGTTATTGCTGGGGATGATCCATGAACACCATCACGCTCGACGACGGGAGCGTGCTCGATCTTGCGCGCTATCCGTTGCCGGATGGGGTGGAAGATGACGGCACGCCGCTCAACCGGGTGCAGCTCGCGCGCGCTTTCAGCGTGTCCGAGAACACAATCACCAAGTGGGTGAGCCTTGGCATGCCGGTCCTGTCGGGCGGGCAGAACGGAGTCTCTTACGAGTTCTCGCTGCGCCAGTGCTATGCTTGGCGGCAGAACCGCGAGGAGCGGCTGCAGGCGGCGAAGGCACGGGGCGATCATCTGGCGGCACAGGCGGCGCTTGCCTTCCGCAACCTCGACGACGACCAGGCGGAGGAAGAGGCCGCGCTGACCGCCGACGAGCTGCGCAAGTGGTCCGAGGCCGAGTATCACCGCAACCGCGTGGCCGAACAGCGCGGCGACCTGGTGCGGGCCGACCGGATGCGCGCCGCGCTCGACGACATCCTCATCACCTTCGGCTCGGCAATGGAGACGCTCCCGGACTTCGCAGAGATGGAGTTCTCGATCTCTCCCGACCAGGTTGAGAAGCTGAAGAAGCGCTGTGACCAGACCCGCGACGAGGTGCGCCAGAAGATCGAGGCGCTGTTCGCGCGGTCGGGCACGGTGATCGCGCTCGGGACGCGGCAAGGGGAGCTGTCGGTCTGATGGTGGAGATGGTCGACCGCGGCATCGGTGCGCTGTCGCGGATTCCGCCTTTGCCGCCATTCGTGACGCCCGAGGAGATGATCGCCGACGCGCTGCCGCTGCTCGATCCGCCGAGCCGGATCAGCGTGACCGAGGCGGCCGAGCGGGCGCTGCGGGTTCCGGTCGCGGGCCGCTGGCAGGATTATAGCCGCGCGGTCACGCCCTATATGGTCGAGCCGCAGGACATGACGCAGTCGCGCCGGTTCAAGGCGGTGATCTTCACCGGGCCCGCGCAGAGCGGCAAGAGCCAGATGCTGCTGTCGGTGTCCGCCCATGCGATCACCTGCGCGCCGGGGCCGGTGCAGCTGATCCACATGACCAGGACCGATGCCGACGCCTGGGTTGAGGAGAAGCTCGATCCGGCAATCGAGAACAGCCCGCTGCTCCTCGAGCGGCTCGGCCGGGCGCGCGACGACAGCACCTTCAGCCGCAAGCGGTTCCGCGGCGTGCGTCTGGGGATCGGCTATCCGGTCGCGAACCAGCTGTCCTCGCGCTCGCAGCGCATGGTGCTGCTGACCGATTACGACCACATGCCGCAGCGCCTCGGGCCGAAGGACGCGCCCGAGAACACGCCCTTCGGCATGGCAATGATGCGCATTCGCACCTTCATGAGCCGCGGCTGCGTCGTGGCCGAAAGCACCCCGGCCTTCCCGGTCGATGACACCAAGCCGCTGCCAGTCGTGGCGCTCGAGCCGCACAGGATGCCAGAGGTGACGGGCGGGATCGTGAAGCTCTACAACGAGGGCACGCGCGGGCGCTGGTATTGGGAATGCCCGGACTGCGCGGAGCTGTTCGAGCCGACCTTCGAGCGGCTCGACTACCCCGAGGAACTCGACCCCGGTGAGGCGGGGGTGCGGGCGCAGATGGTCTGCCCGCACTGCGGCTGCATGATCAGCCACCGCCAGAAGGTGGAGTTGAACCGCCGGGCGATGCAGGGGCGGGGCGGCTGGCTGCACGAGGCCCGGAGCTTCGATGACGCGGGGCGCCGTCGCCTCGTGCGCATCGACGACCCGGATCTGCGCCACACGGCCTATGCGAGCTATGCGCTCAACGGGGTCGCGGCGGCCTTCGTGAACTGGGCTGAGCTTGTGCAACGCTATGAGAGCGCCCGGCGCGCCTTCGCGATCTCGGGCGACGACATCGACCTGGCGGGGGTGTTCTATACCGACCTCGGGTTGCCGTACCGGCGACCGAAGACCGAGGAGGAAGACGCGCTGACGGTGGATGCGCTGCGCGCCCGGGCACGGCCGCTCGACAAGGGGATTGCGCCGGGATGGGCGCGGTTCGTCGTGACCTGTGTCGACGTGCAGGGCAACCGCTTCGAGGTTGCGGTGGTGGCCTTCGGCGAGGATGGCGAGCGGATCATCATCGACCGCTTCGCGATCCATCAGCCGCCGGACGCGGCGCCGCGGGCGAAGGGCGATGACGGCAAGTATCGCGCGGTTGATCCGGGGCGCTATGCCGAGGATGCCGAAGTTCTGGCCGAGCTGCAGGACCGGGTCTATCCGGTCGAGGGGCAGGGCTGGGGGCTGAGGCCGGTGGGCGTCGTGATTGACTTCAACGGCCCGGCGGGGTGGTCGGACAATGCCGAGAAGTTCTGGCGCAAACGCGCGCGGGCCGGGCAGGGCGGGCGTTTCTATCTGTCGATCGGGCGCGGCGGCTTCCGGCAGTCCGACCGGGTCTGGCACGAGGCGCCCGAGCGGGCATCGGGCGGGCGCAAGGCGCGCGGCATCCGGCTTTTGAACATGGCGGTCGACCGGCTCAAGGATTCGGTTCTGGCCGCACTCGAGCGCGACGACACCCGGATCAACGCGCAGCATGTCGCGGCCTGGATGGAGACCGAGCACCTCGCCGAGCTTCTGGCCGAACAGCGCGGCGAGAAGGGCTGGGAGAAGAAGCCCGGAATCCAGCGCAACGAGACGCTCGATCATTCGGTGCAGGCATTGGCGCTGGCCGAGCATCTGGGCCTTGCCCGGGTGAACTGGGAGGCGCCGCCCGACTGGTGTGTGGCGGGGCTCACGAACGCCAATGCGGTGGCGCTGGCGCGCACGAATGACGCCGAGAGTGCCAGCGATACCCCGGAGACGGCGGCCTTGCCGCAATCCATCAACTTCCTGCGGAGACGGTAGGACCCATGGCTTTCACACAGGATGACGCCGACCGGCTGCGGGCGGCGATTGCAAAGGGCGTGTCGCACGCGCGGATCAATGGCGAGGAGCTGACCTTCCGCTCGCTGGCCGACATGAAGGAGACGCTGCGGATGATCGAGGCCGAGCTCACCGGCATCGGGACGGCGGCTGGCTTCTCGGTGGGCTATGTCCGCACGTCGCGGGGGTTGTGATGAACATCCTCGACCGGACGATCGGGTTCTTCGCGCCGCAGATGGCGCTGCAACGCGTTGCGGCGCGGGTGCAGACCGCGAACCTGATGAACTACGACGCCGCCTCGCGCGGGCGGCGTACCTATGACTGGAAAGCGCCAGCCACCTCCGCTGATGCGGCGGCGTTCGGCTCGCGCGCCCGGCTGCGCCAGCTCAGCCGCGACATGATCCGCAACCGTGCCTATGCGACGCGGGCACGCGACGTGGTGGTGGCGAATGTGGTGGGCGAGGGGATCATGCCCTCGATCCGCAGCACCGCGGGCGAGAACGCGAAGGCAACGGTCGAGGATCTGCTGCAGCGCCACTTGCTGAGCACAGCGATTTGCGCGCTTGGGGAATATGACCTCCTTGAGATGCAGCAGATCTGCATGTCGACGGTCTTTGCCGATGGTGAGGTGCTGCTGCGCCGTCGTTGGCGGCGCGGGGCCTATGGCCGACATTTGCCCTTGCCCTATCAGGTTGAGCTGCTGGAGGTGGATTGCCTCGACACCACGGTCTCGTCCTGGGGGGAGAACCAGGTGATCGAGGGGGTGGAATATGGCCCGACCGGCGCAATCGAGGCCTATCACCTCTTCAACGAACATCCCGGGGCGGTGCTGACGCGCAAGCCGCTGCAGTCGAGCCGGGTGCATTGGTCGGACGTGATCCACATCCGCCGCTTCGAGCGTGCGGGCCAGCTGCGCGGGGTGCCGTGGCTTGCGCCGGTGATGATGACGCTCGGCGAGATCGCGGACTACCAGGAGGCGCAGATCCTGAAGCAGAAGATCTCGTCCCTGATGGCGGTGATGTTGAAGTGGACCGGCGGCGCGCTGCGGCCGGC